GAGGGGGGTTAATGGGCCTGTGGCGACTACGAATGTGATGTTTGGGCCGGATAGATGGGCTTACTGGAGTGGGGCTGTCACGCCTATGACAGTTGGACAGGATCTGACGGCTATTGCGACAGTGCCTGGGTTTTCTGCAGCTTATAAGATGCAGAGGCAGGTTGCGTCGGCTGGGACTGATTTGATGTGTATGGCCCAGGAGATTAGCACGGCGAATAGTAGGATGCTTCAGGGGCAGGTTGTTGATTTGGACTTTTATGTGTTTGGAGGCGCTAATCTGAGTGCGTCCCAGGTGGGGATGTATATTATTACGGGGACTGGGACTGATGAGGGGGTGCAGAGCCTGGCGTTTGGGTTTAATGGGGGTGGAGGTGGGTCTGTTGGATGGACGGGGCAGAGGAGAGTGGTTGGGGCTCAGTACTCGCCGCTGTTTATTGGGAGGGCGACGAGGCCTGCGGTGGTGGGGCTTGTCCCGACCTCTGCGACTGAGGTGGGGGTTGTGATTTGTATGGCCCCGAATGGGACGGCGGGAGCTGGTGATTTTATGGATTTCTCGGGCATTCAGCTGAGGATGGCTCCGGGACTTGCCCCGTTTGTTTCCCAGTTTACGGCTTATGCGGCTGCGTTGCTTCCGTCGCCAAACTTTGTTTGGAGGCTGGGTAATCAGGAGACGCTGTTGCAGGAGGCGTACTATTGGCAGAGGAATGAGGGGGCTGGGCTGGATGTTATTGGGGGGCCGTGTTTGTCGCAGATCTCGCTGAGGGCGGACTGTTTTCTCCAGTTTCCGGTACCGATGGGGAAGGTGCCGACTGTGACGTTCTCGCCGGGGTTTGCGACGGATGCGAACTCGGGTGGGATTACTCCCTGCACGGGGCTGGCGATGACGCCGGGGATGGTGACAACGCAGCTGGGAATGACGATTGGATGCGCGACAGGAGTGAATGTGAAGACTGCGACTTTTCTTTATGAGAATGGTGGGAGTGGAATGATTAAAGTGGATGGGGAGCTAAATTAGTGCTTGGCTCGTCCAACGGTGGGCTCATGACTGGGTACCGCGCAAAGCGCGGTACCCAGTCAGGGCCGAACCTGGCGTTTCCTGGCCCATTGCAGTGTTTGTTTCAGAAGAAGAGGTTTAAGGTTCTCTGGGGTGGTAGAGGTGCAGGGAGAAGTTGGGGCTGCGCTAGAGCGCTGCTGGTCATAGGACGTGAGAAGGCCACACGGATACTTTGTGTGAGGGAGTATCAGAACTCGATTGATGACTCTGTTTATAAGGTGTTGAAGGACCAGATTGAGGCGCTGGGATGGGGCAACTTCTATGATGTGCAGAAGACAAAGATTTATGGGGCAAATGGGACTGAATTTAATTTTGAGGGTATTAGGAATAATGTGAACAGGATAAAGTCTTATGAGGGGATTGACATCTGCTGGGTGGAGGAGGCGGCGAAAGCGAGGAAGAACTCTTGGGGAGTGCTTATACCGACTATCCGGAAAGAAGACTCGGAGATCTGGTTGACGTTCAACCCGGAGCTGGAGACGGACTATACTTATCAGAGGTTTGTGAAAGATCCGTCACTGAGCCCGGTTGGGCCTAGGAGGTTTGAAGAACCTTTGGGCTCCTCTATTATGCTGGAGAGTGAGAGTTCGTTTGTTTGTAAGATGACTTATAAAGATAATCCGTGGTTTCCGGAAGTGCTGAAGAAGGATATGCAGGCGGATAAGGAAAGGGATTATGATTATTATTTGAATGTTTGGGAAGGGCACTGTCTGCAGATACTGGAGGGGGTGGTTTATGCTAAAGAGCTGCGGAAGGCTGCTGAGGAGGGACGGATTGCGACGGTGCCGTGGGAGCGAACTATACCTGTGGATACATACTGGGATCTGGGCAAGAGGGATTGCACATCAATCTGGTTTGTGCAACAAGTGGCAATGCAGATTCGCATACTGGATTATTACGAGGCTACCGGGGAGGATGTGGAGCACTTTATGGATGTGCTTCAGAATAGACACTATGTCTATGGGTTGCATGTATTGCCGTTCGACGCGGAACATGAAAAGCTCGGGATGCGGAAAACCATAAAGGAGCAAATCTCGGCCGTCTATCCTAAGAAGGTGAGGATTGCACGGAAGATTACTCCGGTGGATGGGCGGAATATGGTGAGGATGCTGTTTCCGAATATGTGGTTTGATGAGGATAAGTGTGAGGATGGGCTGAATGCGCTGAGGCATTATCAGTTTAGAGTGGAGGAGGAGAGTAGGGGAGATAGGGCAGGACAGTTGAGTAAAGATCCGGTGCATAACTGGGCGAGTCATGCGGCGGATGCGCTGAGATATATGGCGGTGACGATTAAAGATCCGAACTTTGATAGGGGCGAGGAGCAGGATATTGGGACGAGGTTTGGGAATGCTGTGGTGAATAAGTGGAGAGATTTGGCTCCTAACTTGGGGTGGATGGGATTATGAGTCTGGCGCACACTTCAAGGGCTGGCCTTAATAAGGGGCTGACGCAGCCTCTCAGGACAGCGCTGACTGGGAATGTGGTGCTGGATCAGGCTCGGGATCGGTGGGACAGGTGCCAAGAGTGGGAGTCAGATTTTAGGCGACGGTTTATTGCGGATGTGCAGTTTGCAAATGCGGACTCGGATAATGGGTGGCAATGGCCGGATACGCTGAGGGCGGCGAGGGATACGGCTGCGAAGCCGTGTTTGACTATTAATGTGGTGCGGCAACATAATTTGCAGATTGGAAATGGGCTCAGAAGAAATAAGTCCTCGGTTCGAGTTGTCGGGGTTGGAAATGGAGCAACTGCTGAAAGCGCTGGAGTTTTCAGAGACCTTATTAGGAGGATTGAGTATCAGAGCCAGGCGCAGGCTTCGGTATACGCTCCGGCGAGAAAATGGCAAATTGACGGTGGAATTGGCTGGATCAGGGTTGCCACGGATTACGCTGGGGATGACACGTTTGACCAGGAAGTCTTCCTGAGGCCAGTGCTTGATCCGTTGACGATTTATGTCGATCCGGACTGTAAGATGGCGGATTGCTCGGACTCGAAGTTTCTTTTTGCGTTTGACCGGATGCTGCCGGAGGAGCTGGATGATCTTTATCCGGGGCAAGGGCCGTGGGAGAGGAGCCCGCTGCAGGTTGGGCCGGAGGAGCTGGAGCATGATGATAGATGCATCGTAATGGAGTATTTTGTTAAGGTGCCGAAAGAAGATCAGCTGGTCAGTTTTATGGGGCCGAATGGGAAAAGGAGCCAGATGAAGAAGAGTCAGCTGGAGAAGATGAAGGGACATGAGACTGTTCTGGATGATCCGCTGACCAAGACGCGGACCATTGTCTCACCAGAAGTGAGAAGGTATTTTATTGTGGGGAATAGGGCTGTGGGAGAGGAGGATGATCCAGAGGATGATGAGGGTAATCCGTATCAGTTGTGGATTGGGCAACGGATACCGTTTGTGCCAGTGAAGGGGGAAGAATTTGCGTTTCGTGGGAGGCTGGATAGGAAGGGGCATACGAGGAGTATGAAAGATGCCCAGAGGATGTTTAATTACAATGCATCAAGCCAAGTTGAACATATTGCTATGCAGGGGAAAACGCCTTGGACAGGCTCAGTGGATGCGTTTGCGGGACTTGAAAATTACTGGGAGCGGGCAAACACGACTAATAGTGCCTGGCTCCCGTTTAGGCATAAGGACTCGGAAGGTGATGACATTCCACCGCAGGCCCTGCCTCAAAGGGTGCAACCTCCCACGACGAGTCCGGCCTATGCGGACATGATGGATCGGGCTTTCAACTGGCTGATGATGAGTTCTGGCCAGTGGCAAAACCAGATGGGGATGCAGGGCAATGAGAGGACAGGGGAGGCCATTAAGCAGAGGCAGGATCAGAGCGATACTTCCACGTACCACTTTCAGGACAATTATGAAGCGGCTTTGCAGAGCTTGGGGCGTATACTTATTGATATCATCCCGAAGGTCTATGATACTGCAAGAGTTCTTAAGGTGGTTGCCGAGGATGGAGTCGAGAAAGATGTTGAGATTGATCCAGGCTCGAGAATGGCTTACTTTCAGGAGATGGATCATAGAGGGGAAGTGGCTCGGAGAATATTTAATCCGGCGGTGGGCAAGTATGACGTAGCTGCGACTGTGGGGCCGGAATATGGGACGAAGAGGGATCAGAGTCGGGATGCGCTGACGCTGATACTGACGCAAGCGCCTAACCTGACGGGAGTCATTGGGGATCTTCTTCTGAAGAGTCTGGAGTTTGATGAGGCGCAAGAGGCAGCTCAGAGGCTGAAGAGGATGGTGCCGCCGCAAGCGCTGGGTCAAGGGCCGACGCCCACCGAGCAGCAACAGCAGCAGGCTATTCAGGCGCTCCAAGAGGCCTTAAGAAAGTCCCTGGAGAAGCAGGGCAAGGATCAGTTGAAGTTGGTTGGTAAGGATGAGATGCGGGATATTGACGCGTATAAGGCTGAGACGGATAGGATGAAGGTGCTGGCTCCGATGGCTCCCGAGGAGTTCCAGACACTGATTGCTCAGCTGGTGCAGGATGCGCTGGATACCCAGCTTGCGCCCATCATTAAGGCCAATATGCCCGGACTTGGAGAGGAAGCGCCGGAGGAGGGTGATGCGCAGCCAGTGCCAGAAAATCATCCGTCTAAGGTGCCGGGAGCGAGGCAAGCGCCGGATGGGCAATGGTATGTGAAAGATCCCACTGGGGCTGGACAATATCTGCATGTTGCACCTAAAGGACAAGGAGCACCTGCATGAGACCGCCATTTCTGCTCTTCAAATCTGATCCACGATTTTCGTGGATCAGATTTGATAATGGCTCTGGCGACGGGGATGGAGACTCGGCTGCTGCAGCTGCGGCAGCGGGATTTGGAGGAGGAGAAGGAGTAACAAGCTCCGTTGGTGTTGGGAATAGTACCAGTGTGAATACTACTAATATGGGGAATGTTAGCTCGGCGACAGGGAATACTGCGACGGGGTTTGGTGTTTCTGATATGGGGTCTGTTAATGCGTCGGGTGGGGGTGGGGGAGGAGGTGGGAGTGGTAGTGGGGGGAATGCGCAAGGTCATGCCAATGCTCCTGCTTATGGGGCTACGGGTGGTGGTGGCTCTAGTGGGATGGGGACGACCGCAGCGCAAGCGCAGAATATGCTTAGTCCTGCTGCGCAGCAGATGATAGCGTATATGCGATCTGGTATTATGTCGCCAATATCTATGTTTTCTAGCCCGGCGTCTGCGGAGACGCTGAGCCCGTCTATGGTGACGCAGCTAAATAGTTTGTTGAATAGTCCTCAGCCCTCGCCAACTTATAATGCGCTTGATCCGGCGCAGTATGGAGGGACGCCTGCTTATGGGCCAGGGGTGTCTCCGATGGCTGGGGCTGTGAGTAATTTTGGGTCGGGGCAGGGATTTGGATTGGGGCAGGGTGGACAGGGGGATGTGGGGGCTAATGCGAGTGATACGGTGCAGGGGATTAGGGCTGCGATTGCGGCGGCTGCGGCGCAGGGTGTTGCGAGGGGAATGAGTCCGGCGCAGGCAATTGAGGCAGCTGCGGATGCGGCGAATTATGGTGGATTTGGGGGTGGAGGAAATATGGGGAACCCGGCGCTGGGTTTTAACACGGCGGCGGCTACTGCGACGAATTTTGGTGATCCGGCCATGGGGCCGAGTGCGCCCGTTGGGCAGGCTACGGCTGAGTCGATGGGTGCGGGAAATGTGGGGACGCAGGGTTTGGGGCAGACGGCGGCGACGCCTGCTAATTCGCTGGGATATGGGTTAGGGCAAGGGTTTGGAGGACCGAATGCGCCGTCTGCTTTTGCAGGGAATATGATGGGGCAGATTGCTGCGCCGCCTAGCTTTTCGCAGCAGTTGAGCCAGAATATTACGGCTAATATGGGGGCTGGGCAAGGGGGGCAGAGTCAGGCAGGTGGGGGAATGGATAGGGTTAGTTCTGGGCAGGGGACGCAGCTTATGGGAGGGATACACGCCTAATGGCCTACGAAGATGAGGAAGACTATCCGCAGGCGGCTAGCCAGACTAGCATGGGGCTGGCGTCAAATCCGCTGATGCCTATGGGTGATCCGCTCGCTTATGCGAGAGTGGGGGCTGCGCCTGAGGCGAGTGTGCCGGCTATTCATACCGCGGGATTGGCTCCGCAGAGGATTGCGCAAGCGCAGCCGATTAACGTGCCTAGCATTCCGGCTTCGAAGGGGGGCAGTGACGCTCCTACTAATGATTTGCAGCCGACGCAACAGGATCCGAGTACGGCTGGGCCTAATATGAATTCGTTGCAGGGGCTGTTGCAGATGAAAGGGCTGGCTGATTTGGCTGCTCCTGCGTCGGCGACGCCGGGTGTGACGTATACGCCGGGCGGGGCGGTAGCGCAGCCAGGTGCGGGAGCTGGACCTGGGAGGGTTCCGACTGGTGTGAGTATTGATAAGGCTGCAGCGCCGTATAAGGATATGGTGAACTCGGCGGCTACTCAGTATAAGGTTGATCCTGGGACGCTAACGAGGCTGATTTATAGGGAAAGTCAATTTGTTCCGACTGCGCAGTCTCCGGCAGGGGCGAAGGGACTGGGACAATTTATGCCTGCGACGGCGAAGGATGAGGGAGTGGATGTGAATGATGCGAAGTCGAGTATTGATGGGGCTGCAAGATATTATTCTAAGATGAAGACGATGTTTAATAATAATGATCAGCTGGCAATGGCGGCCTATAATTGGGGACCAGGGAATGTACAGCGGTGGCTGAAGACTGGGGGGCTCAATGGTGGAGTGGGACTGACTGGGAAGCCGATGCCAAGTGAGACCACGGAGTACGTTAAAGCTATTTCGGGGAGTCCATTAGCGCCCAACGTGCCCACAAAAGGTGGTGCTGCTCCTGGACCAGTATCGGGGCTTGCCCCCGATACTGGTCCACAGCCATTTAAGCCTTATTTGATTGCTGGGGCTATGCAGCCGCCGCCTACTTCTTCGACGACTCCGGCTCCGGAGTTTGGGCAGGGGCCGAAGGCGGGACAGATGTCTCCCCATGGTGGACCTTACATTCAGAGGCCGGATGGGATTTATGCGACGGATGGAGATGGGAAGATTGTGGGGCCTCCAGTTAAGAGTATTACGACGCCCAAGTTTGATCCGGATAATACTGAGGATAAGCCGAAGCCTACTACTACGGTGGTTTCGCCGCCGACGAGCATTGGGCCGAGTGGCGAAAAGAATGATCAGGGGACGCCGAATTTGGGTGGTGGTGTGAGTCAGCCAGCGATCAATCCGGATAAGGTTGTGCCTGGTGCGACGCCGCCGGTGGCTGCACCAACTGGAACTAAGCCGGAACAAAATCAGCCGGAGACCCAAGTGCCGCCCAGTCAGTTTCAGTTGCCGGGCTTGGGGTCAGATCCGATGATGCAGAAGCTGTGGAGGTATATGCTGATTAAGAGCTTGTTTCCGCAACTGCAATTTAAGAATATTGGATATGATCCATGGAAGGTGCATAAGTATGGTCAGCAGGGTGGTTATTAGTGTTCGACCTCTTTGACTTCACTCCGGTTGATGATGATCCCTTCAAGAAGGGTGAGACTCCGTCGCCAGTGGTGAGTGAGTTTCAGAAGGGTCAGCCGGACCCGAATGCGGATAAACTTGCTCAAGCGGCGACTATTCCGACAGATGCTGTGCCGCCTGCTCCTGACGAGCGATCTTTGATCGCTCGTCATGGAGCAAATATTGTTAAGATGCTGGCGAGGACGTTTGCGGGGAGTGATGCTGAGAACTGGGCGGAATATGCGGGTAATCCGCTACATCCGATGCCTGCTAGGATTGGGTCAGCTGTGGGGGAGGAGGCTAAGCGGGCTGCGATGGCGGTGCCTAATGCGTTGCAAGAGTTTGTGGGGCCGATGTATGGGGAGGGACATGTACCCCAGTTTAATGAGGGGGGAAGTGGGGCGGATTATGCTGGGGCGGGGATTACGCTGGCGTCGATGATGGGTGGGCCGGGAGGTGAGACTGGCGTGGGAGCGGGATGGAACCCCGGTGCAGCGAAGTATTTGGATAATCTGATAAAGAGCAAGCCACCACTGAAGCCGGAGACTGCTTCGGTGGTGAAGGAGATGATTGCGAATGGTCCGGCATGGGGGCAGAGGTTTTTTGAGTCGGCTCCGGAAAGTCAACCAGGGAAGGGATTTGCAGCGCTTGCGACGACTAAACATCTGATGGAGGAGGCGGCTAAACCGAAGCCGCAGATACCTGCGCCGCAGACGCCGGTTTCGCCTGCGGCGCAGGCTTCTTTGGCGAAAGTGGGTGCTGCTGGTGAAGCTGAGGCGGCTAAATTAGGGAGTAGTGTAACGCAGGCTCCGGTATCTGCAACAGGGGAGGCGTTGGATAGCGAGTTTACTAAACCGAGTGTGGCTGCTGCTCCTCCTTTGAAACAGCCTAAAGCGAAAATGCCGAAAGCTGTGAAGTCTGCGCCGGTGACGCCTGAGCAGGCGCTGGGATTTGGAGGTGGGGCTACTGCGAATGATCTGGCTCCTGTATTTGAGAAGAAGTGGCCAAAGCTGGAAGTGCCAAGTATGGCTCCGTATAATCCGAATGTGACGGGGAAGGCGGCTTATTCGATGGAGACTGCGCCAGGGACGAGTGGGCAGACACTTCCGTTTAATCCGAGTGGACTGCCGATGGATCAGGCGTCTGTGACGCAGAGGATGCAGGAACAGGGATTTGGACCGCTGAATAATAATTTGGTCTGGTGGAGAGGAGTTGCGCCTCATGGGCCGTATTCGTGGGACTCGGCTGCTGTGGGTTATAAAGATCCGATTACGAAGGACTATGAGCCGGGACTATTTTTTCATCCTGATGTGAATGCGAAAGGAAAGCCGGGAGCACCTAATGCGAATTTGTATGGGGCTAATTTGAATCCGCATGTGCTGAGGACTGACAATCCGCTGGTTATGGAATGGAAGAGTGCTACGAAAGGGAGCACTATGTATAGTAAGGCGGTAATGTCGAAGATTATTAAGGATGCCTGGGCGAAAGGACATGACTCGCTGCTGTTGAAGAATATTAATGATATTGGCGGAAATCATGACCAGCTGATTGTGAGGCATCCTAATCAGCTGAGGCATCCGTCTGCAGCGTTTGATCCGAAATATAAGGGCACGTCTAATCTGTTGGCGGCTCGGGGAACGGGAGTGCCCCCGATGGTAGTGCAGGATAAAGATCTGGAAGGAGGAGATGACAATGAACAGTAGAGATAAGGCCGCGAAGGCTGTTTATGGTAAGGTGGCAAGGAAGCGCAATCGAAGACTGAAGCATGTGCATCCGATGGTGGCGGATGCTGCGGTGGGGATTATAATGGAGAGTTATGATGCGCTGATGCATCATAATGAGCACTGGGCGGCCTTTAAGAGGCAGTTTCCGGATGCGACAGCTAAGGAGCTGGAGCAGATTTATCTGGAACATAATTGGGGAAAGGGTGTCGAGGCAGCGAGAGTGGTGCTGGCTAGGATGCTTGATCCGGCTGCGGCTCCGGGGATTGATGAGGAGTCGAGAGAAAAGATTCATGAGGCGCTGATTTTGGATAGGTCGTTGCAGATGGGGAGACGTGAAGATGCTTGGGAAGCAGCAGGAATAAGGAGAAATTAAGTGGACCCTGAGAACAATAACGATGATTTGGACCGTCGCTCCGCGACGGGCCAAGGTTCGGATGGTGCTGGTGACTCCCCCCAGCCCTCCGAAGCGGCGGTCGAGGCTCGTACGCAGGAGTCTCCTGTCGAAGAGGGGAAGGATAAGGGGGCACCTCCTTCTCCCACTCCTTCCCCTCACACTCCTTCAGGCGTCTGGCCTAAGAGTGCAGTTGATCGAGTTGCGAAGCTCACTGCCCGGCTGAGAGACTATGAGGCGAGAGCGGCGGGAGGGCAGCAGACGATTGATCCGGCGACGGGGCAGGCGTTCACGCCTGCCCAGATTGACCAGATGATTAATGAGAGAGCTACGCTGGTTGCAAACCAGACGGCTTTCAATACGAGGTGCAATGATGCTGCGAATAGAGGGGCTGCTAAGTATCCGGATTGGCAGGTGAGACTGAGTGGGTTGACGCAGCTGGTGGATCAGACGGATGCCAGAAGTCTTCAGAATTATAATCTGTTTTTGGAGGCGGCTCTAGAGACGGGGGAAGCGGAGGCGATTATTCATAGGCTGGGGGCGGACTTGAATTTGGCGTCGAGGATACTGGGGCTGAGCCCAATGAAGATGGCGATGGAGGTGGGGAAGTTGGCGGATGGCAAGGGAGGAGAGCCGAGCAAGGCTCCCAAACCGATTAGGCCAGTCGGGAGCACTAGTCCGGTGACGACGACGAAGCCGGATGATCCAGAGAGGGGAGCCGAGATGAAGATTGACGACTGGATGAATGCGCGGAATAAGCAGGCAGCCGAGAGGAGGATTAGGTGACTTTTGGGGAAAAGGCTGTAAGGCTGACTTTTAATCCTGGTGGCGACGAGACGGTCGCCGCCCTGAAGAGGACCGCAGCGGCGTTTATCGACACTTGTCACGAGGAGCGCGAATTGGCCACTGATTCGGAGGTCAAGCGTATGTACTCGGTGGCAATCACGGAGGCGCAGACAGCGCAGATGTGGGCCGTGATGGCGGCCACATGGGAGGGCTGAGGTTTCTGGACTGAAAAGTCCTGCTGGAGAGGTTAGGGCTCCTGCCTCCTAACCAGTCCCTGGGAACTGTGATCCCTGTGACAGGGTTTACCCTGTAGAGCTATCTGGTAGTCGCTCTACTGCCGTTACTGGCTGCTCCTTCGAGCCTCCGGCCGAAGGACGGAGGCTATGATGGCTAATACACTACTTACTATTAATCTGATCACGAGAGAGGCGGTCAGACTCTGGAAGAACAGTAATGCGTTTCTGCAAAATGTGGACATGCAGTATGATGACTCCTTTGCGGTGGCCGGGGCCAAGATCGGTAATACACTGAGGATTAGGCTGCCGAACGACTATATTGTTACCACGGGGCCTGCGCTGAGTGTGCAGGATACTGCGGAGCAGAATACGACGCTTACCATGGCGACGCAGAAGCATGTCGATATTGCGTTCACCACCCAGGAACGGACCCTCAGTTTGGATGATTTCTCGCGGAGGATTTTAGCTCCGGCGGTGAACAACCTGGCTGGGTCTGTGGCCGCGGACATTATGTCAGGGGCTGAAGGT